GATCCAATGAAAAAAAGAGTATTTACAAATAGTTTAACTTGTTGTTGACTTTTTTACAGTACCTTTCTTACTATTTAGCAAATATTGTTGACATCTGTTATCCCATAATGCAGGATTACGTTTGCCTTTGACTGCTTCAATAGCATCAAGCATTTCATCAGTAATCTCAATCATTTCTTTTTTTTAGTAGTTTTACGCCTATGTTGATAGGTTATCTTCTTTTTACCAGTTTTTTCACGTTTAAACCTCTCTTTCTCACTTTTCGTCATTTCTCCTACTGTCTTAGGTGTCTTACTTGATACACGTTTACTAGGTCTGCAAGCAGGATAACCTCGTTTTTCACCTTTTGAACGACCACAAGGCTTACCAGTTTTTACATCAACCCAATTCTCTTCAAACCAACGAGTCAAGCCACCTTTAGCTCTAGGATTTGGCTTACTCTTTGCCACGTTTTTTCTCCACTCTATAAGTTCCGCCACGCTTTTTATACTCTCGGACTAACCAAGCATTAGCGTAAGCAGAAGGATAGACAGCAAATTTACGTTTTGCTTCTGATTTCACTCTAGAGTATAAAGTTTTATTTACAGGTACATTCGCCACGTTTTTTACCTCCTTTCTTCTTCTTTTTCTTTTTTGTTGTGGATTTCATTGATCCACCATAACCATATGCCATAAGAAAAAAGTCTCTTAATAAATTCTAAACGAAGTCTGTCCTAATGTCTCTGGTTTTGCCAAATTGAATTGCTGTAGACATAGATAGCCAAAAGCATCAAAAGCATGGTCTACACCCAAATTTTTATTAGGTAGACCTGTATTAGGAGCATAAGTTAAAGTCCTAAGTGCTTTTATCAATTCTTTACATCTAGGGTGAATTAATGTCCTTCTTGTACCATCAGCATCAAATAAAGCAGTATTAACAGCAGTTATCTTATCTCTAATCTTCCAGGGTGCTTTAGGACTCATAACAGTAAAACCATTACGTCTGAGAATAGTATGATCGGTAACACCAACTCCACTAGTTTTTCTTGCACTACCCGTGGGGTCAGGACAAGCAATAACTCTTCTCTCCACCCCATACCTTCTCGTGACTTCTTCTGCAAAATCCCAAGTTGTAGCACCTCCTGTCAGCATAATCTCATCAAAGACATATAGTGTATCGTTATGTTTTACAGCACAGACCCCGGCCATAGGGTCAACGTTAAAATCTAAACCGATTAACAAAGGAAGCATATGTAAATCTTCCACAGTCTTATCAATATTTTCATCGCCAAAACTAATAGCAACCAATCCAGTAAGATTCTCAAAACTGGCTTCAAATTCCTGTCTAAATGTTCTCGCATCTAATTGTCCCCTAGCTGCTTCTACCTCTTCAGCCTTTACATTACCCCCTTCAATCGTAGTAAAACTCCACCTCTGCCAATCATCCCACTCCTGCTCGCCACAATAACACCACATATCGTAAAACCAACTGGCAGTACCATCAGGAGTAGAAATAAACAAAGCCCAACCCTGTTTATCAGCTAACGCAGGTCTTATAACTTCAGCCCAAACGTCACGATCCATGAACGCAGCCTCATCCAAAACAACACCAGCTAAACTTCTTCCCCTCAATGCCATCGCATTCTCAGTACCCTTCAATTCAATACTTGACCCATTTATTAAATCCAACCTCAAATCAGTCTCATTCTTACTCTGAACCCACACTTTCGGCACTAATTTCTTTAACTCCTTCCACGCAATATCCTTTGCCATCCTATAAGTAGGAGCACAATAGAAATATACCTCACCAGGTCGATTGATTGCTCCCCTAAGCAGTTCGATACAGGATAAATATGATTTCCCAAACCTTCTTCCTGCAACCAACACCCGAAATCTCTTATCACAATTAAATACCTCCCCCTGTGCATACCTTAAACTTATATCATTTGCATTTTTTACTGCCATATTCATAAAAATAACAAATAATTCAACTTATACCCCTCATTTATAGCTTAATTTACCTTTTTCAGGTTATCATTTCATTAAATACACCTCGCAAGTAAGTCTGTGGCTTCTTCTTCTTTCATAAATAACTTTAATAACGATCTCCCAGCTCCTCAACGTAAACCCAGAGAACAAAAATATAAAGGGACTAATTCAAGAGCTGTCATAGAAGCTCGTTGTCAACGTCTTTACTCAAAACAACTTGAAGGTAAAACAACTCGCCAACTTGTAATAGAGCATTCTCAAAAAGAAGGTGTCTCTCTAGTAACAGGTTGGGCTGACTGGAAGAAAGTTAAAGAATGGAATGATGAAGATTGGCTTAAAGAAAGAGATAAAATGATTCCTCGCCTTCAAGCAATGCGTATGAGACTCTTCAACAAAGCAATCTCAAAAGGTCAGCTTCAAACAGCCGCTCAAATCTTAGACAGCCTTGGTAAAGTCGTTGGCGAATCCGTTGAAACAGTTAACATCCAAGCTCCAGAACTCGCCATTCGCATAGAGCCAAAAAGTTAACCAATATATATTTAAGTTCCCCACGACTGTTCCAGGATAAAAAATTTTTCTAACCCTACCCTTAGCAAAAAAAATAATAAAAATATTTTAAATATCCATAGCAATATTTGATATAATCTGATATCATATATACATAAGGTTTAAATACTTTACTAGTCTTTAAATCCTTTCTAACAGCTGTATTTATCTTACTTAGTTAAATATAGTTATTTCAGTTTTACAAGCCTTACAAGCTCACTAAAGCTAAACACACTAAATTTATTTAATTAACCCATGACCAAAAAAAAATTTAAGCTCAATAAAAAAGAAGAAAAAGAATTTAACAAATTTATCCAACCATTATTAAAAGCATACAAAAAGGAGAATAAAAAATGATCAAAAACTTATTTTTATATTTTGGTTTATATTCAATATTCGGATTATTTATTTATTTTTCGGTATCGGATAGTTTATTGAAATCTCAAAAATTGCATTGTAAAAATGGAATAGAAAAAGCTTGTTATTATCTAGAGGTGAAAAATTAATTATGATAAATATTTTACATAGCAAAATAAAAGATCAAGAAGAATTAATTAATGAAAAAGATCTTTTAATAAAACAGTTAAAAGAAGAAATAGAAATTAAGAATAAAATAATTTATTTACAAGACACAAAACTATTTTAAAAAGTTATGACTACTCAAGAATTAAGAATTGAAATTTTAAATGATATTGATTTATTAAAAACAAAATTTAATAGTGATCAAATCATTAAATCAATTATTCAATTTTTACCACAATCACAATTAGAAGAATTAAAAGATTCAATTGACAGAGATTATTTACTATAAAAATATTTTCTTAAAGCTATCTAATTATAGATAGTTTTAAAAAACTATTTTTTATAAATAGTTTTATTATCAAACTTTATTTAATTAAACAAATGAAAAAGATTAGTTTTGAAGAATGGAGAAGTCATTATTATGATGTTCCATTTATTGAAGAAAATTATGATTTATTGGAAAAAATGCAAGTTCCGATTGATTGTATATTACCAAGTCAAGAAGTAGCACCAACAAGAAATGTAAGAGTATTTACATTTGGAAGTTGGCATGAAATTTTAGAGAATGGAGATTCATATTTTATGCATCCTTATTTAGGAATAGAAAAAGAATATGATTATATAGGCAAAGATGAAAAAGAGATTGAAAAGAATTTAAAAGACTTATATGGATATGTAATAACAAGTAACCTTTATAAAAAGAACAATTTATTTAATTAAAACAATGAACAATTTTACAGAAACCTTAAAAACAAATAAAAAGAAATTCGTTTTTTATAACGATTGGAAAAAAGATTATTTTGAAATTAATAGAAATAATCAAGTTATGTTGGATAATTGGGGAATATGTGATTTAAGAGAAGAAACCGAAAAAATAAGAATTTATAGTAATGGTGGATATTTAGAAATTTTAAATAATGGAAATTATTTTGTTACTTTAGATAGAAGTGATTATGAATATAAAAAAGAAGAATTAGAAAAATTGGAAAAACTATTATATGATTGGTGTAATGGAGAATTATTTAATTTATATAATGGTTGGAGTAGTCAAGCAAATAATATAGCTAATAAAATTATGTTGCATTGTTCAAATGATAAAGATTATATGTGGGAAATAATCAACGAATATGTGCAATTATTGGAAGAAAGCAAACTTGGATTAAAGGGAATAAAAGAGACTTTAGAAGAAAAAGAAGAATAAAAAATAAAAAAATAATAATATTTTCTTAAAGGGATAATAGTTATATCCTTTTATGAAACTATTTTATTAGTTTCAAATAATCTGGTTTCTATGTAGTTTTTTAAAAAACTATATGAAACCTGGTTTTTGGTAAATGTCTGTTAAAGGCAAAAACCTATTTAAGGCAAAAACTTAAAGGCCGTTAAAGGCGTTTAAGGTTAAAGGCCGTAAACACTTATTTAATTAAAAACAATGGATCAAGAAATTATTAAATGGTTAATTTCTACAGTTCAAAACAGAATTGAAAATTTAGAAAATGATCATGATCCTTTAGAAATAAAGGATGAATTAAAAATGGCTAATTATGTTTTATACAAGTTAGGCAAATTAGAGGATATAGGAGATATTTAATAATAAATGACATTAACATATATCAAATATATGTTAAAATACATAATAGAAGTGTGAAGACTTCTTTTAAAACTTTAAACTTATTTAATTAAAAAAATGATCAATGTAACTTGCATACCAGCTCAGAATGCTGGTTTAAAAAATAAAAAACAGATATTTGAATATTATGAAAGTAAAAAAGACTTTTATAATAT